GTAATAGCCTTACAAAATGTGTAGCTAAATAAGGGCATAACCTTAAAGTGGGTAATATGTTAGCTATATCTTACATTATGCCATCATTCTAGCTATTATGTTGGCTATAACCGTCACAAATTTTGGCAAAAAAATAGCCCCCCTGCCAAACTAACCAAAGATACAGAGGGGCCTGGTCTCTAATACGAAACCTGATGCAAACTTACAAATTAAATTTGTGACTATCAATATATTTTGTCACTAATCTATCACCTGTAGTGGCCCTCAATAATTTTATGGTTAGGATCCTACCACCTAATGGCTTAATCGGAGCTCCACGTTCAACGTGCCACCCTTGAGAACCATCTCCATACTCTTCTTTATAGGTGCCTGTAAGCATGAGGTGTAACTGCTTTTGTTTAAGTACATATCCTCCTACACTATGGTGATCTAATGTATCTCTTACATCATTTCTACAGCTGTTCTCATGTATGTGGCCCATTGTAAACACATCAAAGTTCTCATAAGTCTCTAATGCCCTGGTTAAATTGATAGCACCTTTGGTAACTATACCACCACCACCTGATCCGTGGAAGTACTTTACCTTAGTAGAGTATTTAGATCCCCATCCTGAATTTTGTTTAACTACTAACCATCCACCATAGCCACCTGTTTGAATGTTAGATCCTGCTTTATAGTTTAGAAGGTCCACAAATCTCTGCAGTATATCAGTCTCTTGAAATTTAATTATAGCTGTTTCATGGTTACCGTATCCTACTAGCTTAATGATGTGAGCATAGGGCAGGAACCAATCTACAGCTGTCTCTACTATAGAGTCTAAGTACTTTGCGTTATTGTGTTCAGGTCTTATGTCTGACTTGTTACGCCTGTTATCTCCTCTACCTTGCATAAGACAAAACATATCACCATTTATCATCACAGGTATATCCTCTTCTAAGCAATAGTCTAGGTGTCTCTTCAGCATCTCCCTATCACAATGAGGATTATCCCAGTGTAAATCTGAGAGCATAGCAATTTGAGCATAAAGCTTATCAATGCTAAGCTCATGCACATTTCTAGAATGTTTGATCATAAATAAAGTTTTATTAATAGTCTAGTAACGAATGACAGGAGTACTCCTGCTATAAAGCCCCATACTAGGAGCATCCAATTAGTTTTTGCTTTTTGCTTCTTAGCTTCCTTGTAGATATACTTATACTTAAGAACATCCTGCTTTAAGATTTGTGTTTTGTACCTGTACTCAATTTTAGTTTGCCACCTGGTCTTAGGAAGGTAAACATTCTTAAAATTGATAATAGTATCCTTTGACGTTATTATTTTTTCCCACACTATTGTATCATTTACCACCACAGGAATGCTATCTACTGAGATAATTCTAATAGTATCACTATCCTGCACTAACTCTAGACCATACTTAAGTGCCTTCTTATAGTGGTATTGTGCTTTCTTAGCGTCTGAACAGCTAAATAGTAGGGATAGTACTAAAATTGGTAGTAAGTGTCTCATAAACTCTCTAACATTGTTATCATTCTAGGGCATGGATAGATATCACTCTTATCCTTTCTCACTGAATTGTGGGTAAATATACCACTTTCTCCTTTCAAAGCTCTTTTGTCTATATCAAAGATAATACTTTGGTAATCTCTAGGGATATTATACTGATCACAAAGGTACACTAAAAGCTGTCTAGTGCTCTCAATTTGTGCATCTGTATAAGACTGCCAATAGATGTGACCTTTGTATTTTGTATTTAGTATAGTTACCTCAGTGTAGTCTACTTTGCCACCCACATAGTTATAGTAATAACCATTCTTTTTAGTCAATGGGCCATAGTTACATATCTCTATACCTACTGATATCTTATCTAAGCTCTTATAGGCCACCCCTGCCTCAGTAAATATCTCTTGCTTAAGCCCCAGGTGGTAAGCCCAATTTTTAGAGCTGAAGCATTGCACGATTGTACCTCTATTGCCTATGATAAAAGCTGTGGCTACCTTGCCTACCTTATTGTTAAAGTATTTTGCTACTGCTACTGCATCAGGTCCACCTGCTGTATGGTGTAAATAGATTTGTCTTTTGTCAGTAAGCTCATCTATGTATTGATCTTTAGATAGACGGTGTTGAACTATCTTCGTTATGTCTAAGTCCATTGATATCTTTTTTAATTTCTTTAGCCCTAGCAAATAGGTTTTTCATACCCTGCCAAATGTCTATACCTTTTACTGCTTTATAGTTTTCATTGATGCTCATCACTTCTATGCTTACCAGGATCAAGCTAAGTATTTTTGTGAGCATAAATGGTACTGAGAAAAATTGTAGAATGATATCATTAAGAATAAACTTATCTATTAGGTAGAAACCTATCACTGCCACCTCATAAAGCATTAACTTAGAGATGATAGCAGATAGTCTACGTGATGTGATGGGTAATCCTAGTTTCTTAGCCTTCCAAATACCTGTTAAAGTATCCACTACAATAGCAAAACCAATTAAAAATAAGATACCTGATATTGGTAAAAAGAAAGAACATACCACTGCTAAAAGTTGTAATAATGATTTTTGAATTGAGGATAAAAGAATGGCTAACTGTACTTTCATTAGAGTATTAAGATAGAGTTATTGTATCCATTCTCTCTAAAGGTACCACAGGTACCTAGGCAAGTTGTTTGATATTGGTTAATGCAGCTGCAGTTATTGAACATAGGCCTAAGATCAGTATCCTGATTAGTGGTAGATATGAACTGAGGGAATAGGTTTCTATTAACTAACAACCATCTGATAAGTCTCTGCTCAAAAAAACTAGCCTTCTGTGCATAGTGCTCCATCCCAAAGGCTACCTCTGATCTAGATACACTAGCAGAGTAGTCACCTGATTGTGTTTGCAATCCTTTGTTTTTAAGTTGGTAAGTCAAACCAAAAACAGCATCTTCTGCAGATCTCCAAGCTATCACAGGTTGAATAAACTCAACTAGATCTACCTCATCAGGGTTTAGTGTCTGAGCATTATACTGAGTAAGCATATAGTTATAGAACGTAGTGCCTAAGATAGGCTGTACTCTTAGTGCTGCCTGAGTAGCTATGTATGGTGTTACATCAGTTACATCCACATTGGCAGTAATAGGTGTATTAACTTTTAGATAAGTTTCAGTTATGAAATATAGCATTATACAGTAGGTGTTATAGGGGTTGTTTCAATGGCAGGTAAATCGGCTAAAGCTCTTATCTCGTTTGGTGTCATATTATCTAGTATCTTCTGAGCAACAGTAGGATGCATAGCACTGATAAGATTATTAATTTTAGAAGCATCACCCTCAAGCTCTACTATAGACTCATCTATTACCTGTAAGTTATTAATAGTGAAATCAGCAGGTATCTTAGAGATTGTTAATAACTCGTTGAAAATATGCTCAACACAGTTCCTAAGTTCCATAACTACGTTTTTCTCAAAAATAACATAAGCCTGCTTAATATCTGCTCCACCTCCAAGGCTTCCTGTAGTACGTACACCCATTAAAATAGGATCTATTGTGTGAGCAAAGCATATCTGCTCAGTATTAAGCTGTGAGGCCTCTTGGAATAGTTTATCATTGCCATTAGTTGGCATAGCTGCTATCTTAGGTAACTGATCCTGGCTATTAGCAAAAAACGCCACAGCTTTACCTGCATTAGCAGCCCCTTTCATTCTATCTATAGTCTCTTTGATCATGTGCTTCTCCTCCTCAGACTGTGGTCTCTTAGGGAACATCATAGCAAAAGAAGGGAAAACTGAGTTTTGTATATTAGACTTAGCAAAGTAGCTTAGCTCACCTGATAAGAAAGCAAAGTTAAGACAGCTAGTATATTGTGGTAGTGAGTAGTGGTCCTGCCCTATTGACTTAATCTCATAGCAGTATAGTTGCTCATAGTCAGTGTTAGCTATGTGGTATGGCTTAATCTCTTGGATGCCTATCCTCCTACTCCAATCATCACAAATAAAATACATTCTCTTATCTGCACTTACTCTTACCTTCTCAGGTGATACATTCTCTATCCTAGTAATCTTTTTACCTGCACCATAGCAAATCTTAAAGTATACTCTATTGTGGATGATGAGCTGCTTAGTGACAGCCTTAACAATATGTTTAAGATTAATTTTTCTTTCAAAAGTATAAAGCTCTAATTTTTCTACAGTAGTTAGTAGATCAGTCTTAAGTGCAAAGCCACCACCGATAACTGCATTTGTTTTGAAGTCCACTATAGCACCATGTAAGGGGCTAGCGTAGTACATCTGATTAAGCATGCTAGGATACAAGTTCTCAGCTCCAAAATTAATCCACGAATTAGCAGAATATCTACTATCTACATAAGGTAGTGTAAGATTGCCAGGGCCAACAGGCATAAATGGGGTGCTAAAGGATTGATATCCCTCTACTACCTCAGGAGCAGTGTTTGCTGTCTTAAAAAAGTTGTTATACCATGCCATAATTAATCATATATTGAAGTTCCTACTGGCCCACTTACCACCATTCTACCCTCTTCTATCACTACACCTGTTGATTGTGCAATGGTTAAAGGTAGTACATAGGGTACTGAGCTCTGATAAACTTGGTAAATAAATTGCCCTTGTAATAAAGTAATATCTACAGGCTCATCTAATACAAAAAGATTGTATCTTTCAGGGTATGAGCTAATATCAGCAGTAGTAAATAGCTGAGTAACTGATAGAGTATTCATTTCATTAGTGAACGCAAATAGATAATGAGGGGTGGGTACAGTTGTGACCTCTGTTAAGGTTAAAACTATTTGATTGACTACCCCTTGTGTAATGTATATCATACCTATATTAGATGATGTAAGGCAAATGTTTAGAAATAAAAAAAGCCCCACAAATTGCAGGGCTAATTTTAGAGAGGCAATAGATTAAATCAAGCCTAAAGCAGTGTAAGCTGCAGGTCCACCTGCTAACTGTACCTCTAGTGCTAAAGACTCATTCTCAGCTACCAAGGTAACGGTGTACTTAGAGCCATCAGCTCTAGCTGTACCTGATCCTTCTCCTGTTGCAGTCATCTGCAAGTATGGGAAGTACCAATATTTGCCATTAGCATCTAATACTACACCTGATAAATACTGTTGCCCTGAAGCAAGTATCTTAAGAGCATTAGACTTAGCAGCTTCACGTCTGTGAAATACTAAATTGATAGTCTGAGTAACAAAAGTTGAACCATTGATAAGATCAGCAGCTTGCTCTTCTGTATAGTTTGATGTATTTCTGCGAATGAAGTAATTATCAAACACTGTTAAAGCAGGTGTAACTGAAATAGCTGTTACCTCATAGCTAGGGTATGTAGTGTTTGCAGTAACTACGTTAATGTTATCTTGTGGGATAAACCATACTTGATAGATACCACCACTGTTATTATCGCAACTTTTTTGAATGCCCTCGAGGGCTGTACATGTTGGCATGTGTTTAAGTTTTATATAAAGGGGGTTGCCCCCCTCTATGAATTAATAATTAAGAATAATAAACGATATTACCTGGATTAACATAGTTAAATCCTACCTTCATGTTAGCACGTGTTCTGATAACTGGCTCAGCTACAGTATCTGCTAAGTTCACTGCACGTAGATCAGATGGATCACCTTCACCATCAAAGCAAAAAAGTAAATTATCCTTTAGAGTGATTACAAAAGTATTATTTGACATCCCTGGACAAAGTACAATCTTAATACCTAAGTAAGTAAGCCCTAAATCCTGAGTGATATAAGCATTAGTGTTACCACTAGCTACACCTAAACGGTAGATGTTTACTAATTGTGTTGGTAAGTAGATACGCAAGTCAGCAGTTCTAGAAGCAATAGATGCAGGAACCAAAGCAAAAGCAGCTTCTAATTTTGCACCTAATTGATTAACACCTGAAAATGTAGTGATAGCACCTGTACCACCTGAGATAACAGGAGTAATTCCAGGACCAGGATTAAGACCATTACCAAGTAAAACCTCATACCCATCACATAAAGCAAGTGCAGGAGTAGCTGATCCTACATCACCTTGCCATCTTAATGACTCAATTTGTCCTGCAATAGCGTTTGCCATTTCAGACCAGTAGAAGTTAAAGAAGTTAGCTACTGTGAAATCACCATTAGAACCTGCTGCCATTTGTAAAGATACAAAAGACTGCTCCAGATCAAATTGACACACCTGACTAAGCGCGCTGAGGGCACATACATCTACTTCTACTGAGCTTAAATCATCAGTGTTTAAGTTAGGGAAGTTACATGGGGATGCAGCTAATAAGCCTGTGCCAAAAGTAACTGTACCAATTTTAGTCTTGTACTTGATACCAGGTAAAGTACGAAAGTTGTCTGCTATCTCACTACCTCCTAGGTAAGCTTGAGCATAAAAAGCATCAGCGTTGGGTGCAAGTGTTGCACTTGCATCAATAGTTAAATCAAATCTTAGTTTTCTCATTTTGTTTTTTATTTGTTATTGTTAAATTTATTAAACATACTTAATTTTTGTTGTGCACTCAAAGCCACAGCCTCCTCAACTACCTCTTCTTCACCATCAACAGCCATAGCATCTTCTAATTGTGCTTTAAGGTCTGCTATCATAGCTACTAAATTATTAACTTCTGCATCTAATGCAGGCTTAACTATTGCTAGTATTGCCTCAGCATCTAGTACAGGATCTACAGCCATAGTCTCTTCTACTACTTCCTCTTCTTCTACTACTGTATCTTCTAGGGCTACCTCTTCAGTGGTCTCCTCTACTTTAACATCACGTATCTCGATAATCTCTCCATCTTTTACAACATAGATCTTATCCTCGATAGTGTGTTCTCCATCAGGTAATTTGTTCATATTTATATCTGTTTTTAATTGTGTTACCTCTTTTAATTTCATACCTAAGTATCCCTCAATGCTGAAGCCTACCTGATCATTATCTACTAAATGGTTATAGTACTCAACATCAGTTACCTGAGCTGTTACCATTAAGGTGCCTGTAGGTACCTCAATACCGAATGATGAGTATGCCTTATCTTTAAGGGGGCTATCTACAATCCATGCTTCAAGTACATAGGCAGGAACTGTCTCAGTAGTATCATGCTCTAGATTGAACAGATCCTTATTAGACATATCCTTCATAAACTTAGAATGTATCTTCTCTATCTCTTCCTTAGTAAACTTAACATAGTACTCTTTGCCATCCTCATCATCTTTACGATAGAT